ACTACCGGACCGACAGCGCGCAGGCAGCGAAGAAAGCGGCGATCGCCGCCGGGAAGATCCCGACCCTGCCGCACGAGCTGGCCGAGGCGCAGGCCATCGCCGACGCCGTGCACGCCGACGAGCTGGCAGGCGGCCTGTTCGCCGAAGGGGAGGCCGAGCAGTCCCTGTTCTGGCGCGACCCCGACTGGGACATCTGGCTCCGCGCCCGCACCGACTGGCTGACGTACTTCGACGGCTTTCCCTGCGTTGTCGACCTGAAGAAAACCGCGGACGCCTCCCCGGGCGAGTTCGCCCGCTCCGTGGACAAGTACCGCTACTACATGCAGGACCCGCACTACCGCGACGGGCTCGGCGCGGTGCTCGGCTGCGACCCGGACGAGATCGACTTCGTGTTCGTCGCCGTCGAGGAAGACCCGCCGCACTTCGTCATGGTGCACCGGCTGGACCCGGACGACGTCGCGCTCGGCCGCGAGCAGAACCGCATCGCCCGCGAGATCTTCCGCGACTGCAGCGAATCCGGCCTCTGGCCCAAGTGGTCGCAATCCGTAAACGACCTTCCGCTGCCGCATTACGCGCGGACGCGGATCAAGGGAGAGATCAATGACTACCACGACTGACATCGCGCGCCGCAATGGCGGTGCGCCCGCGCAGCCATCCGCCGCGCTGGCCATCCGCAACGGCCAGACCATGTGGGACGACAAGCAGCGCGCCGCCCTCGTCGCCATGGGCGTGTCCGAAAAAGCCACCAACGCCGAACTGGCCGTCTTCTTCCACCAGTGCCGCAACACCCAGCTCGACCCCTTCCTGAAGCAGATCTACCTCATCCACCGCCGCGCCAAAGAAGGCGACCGCTGGGTCGACAAGCCCACCACCCAGATCGGCATCGACGGGTTCCGCGTCATCCGCGACCGCATCGCCGACAAGAAGGGCCTGCGCGTCGAATACGAGGACACCATCTGGTTCGACGCCGACGGCGGCCGCTACGACGTGTGGCTGTGGGATGAGCCTCCCGCGGCATGCAGGGTCGTTGTCCTCGTCGACGGGCGCCGGTTCCCGTCCGTGCTGCGATTCAACGAATACTGCCAGCGGAACAAGGACGGGGACCGGACAGGCAAGTGGCGCGATGCCCACGCCCACCAGATCGAGAAGTGCACCGAGGCCGACGCGCTCCGCAAGGCGTTCCCCAACGACATGTCCGGCCTTATCCTCGAGGACGCCGCGCCGCTCGACGACCCCGACGCACCCGCACGGCTTCCCCAGGACCGTCAGCAGGTCACCGCTGAGCAGATCCGGCAGCGGCCCCGGCCCGTTCAGTCACGCGTAGTTGACACGGAGGCCGGCGAAGTCACGCACCCCGAGAACGCCTCGCCCGCGGCAGGCGGCCCCCCGTCCGCCGCAGGCACTGCCACCCCCCCGGCAGGCCCCGCGGGTGAGGTCCCGGACGAGCGGCCCCCGGCCCTGGCCACGACCGGGCAGATGTCGAAGATCCGGCAGCGGTTCACTGACCTCGGTTACAGCGACAGCCCCGAGGACGAGGAAACGGTGAGCCGCATCATGACCCGGCTTACCGGGGGTGCCCTGAACGGCAGGCCCACCCAGGAGCAGGCCACGGCCATCCTGGACGAGCTGAAGCCGCTCCGCACCGCCGCTGACCTCGAGGACCTGCTGCGGGACCTGGCGAGCCAGGAAGCGGCCAGCGATGGGTGACGACTGGACCGAGGTCCACACCCTCACCGACGCGGCCGGCAAGCAGGTCACGGTCGGCCACGCGGACGGGTACGTCCGCATCGCCGTCCGGTCGCCCGCGGACCTCGTGCTCGCCTCGGTCGTGCTCGACGGCGACGGGCGCGATGAGTTCATCCGGGCGTTCATGGAGGCCGAGCGCCAGGACGCGGCGCGGGCGGCGGAGCGGGCGGTGATCTCCGGTGCCTGACATCGGTCACGAATGCCCGGCCTCCCGTTGCGCACTCCGCGTCGGCGCCGGGATGCTCATGTGCCGCTCGCACTGGTACATGGTCCCGAAGCCGCTCCGCGACGCCGTGTGGAACGCATGGGCCAACGGCAGGGGCGCAGGCTCGCCGGCCCACCGCGACGCCATCACCGAGGCGATCGAGGCTGTCAACCGGAAGCTGGAGGTGTCCGGTGGCTGACATCACCGTCGAGCAGCTCGCCTCGGCACTGGAAGGCTTCTACGTCACCGTCCATGCCGAGGGGGCGCACGTCCAGCGCGGCCAGATCGCCGACGCCGACGAGACCGCCGAAGCGCTGCACGCCACGCTCAGCCGCATGGCCGCGCTGCGCCACCCGTGGGCCGACCCCGACGCCAACCCCGACCTGTGCGCCTCGTGCGGGAACCAGTTCCTGCCCGGCCAGGTCTGCAATGCCTGCCAGGACGCAGAGCCGCACCTGATACCGCTGCGCGACGACCCGGAGATCAACGCCATCCGCGCCATCACCGGCCTGCTGAACGGCCTGCCCGGCAGGCCCGCACGCCAGCGCGTCATGGACTACCTCACCGCCCGGTTCGTCGCCGGGCCGCCCTTCTGACCCCCCGGCACCAGGCCGGGCCAAGAGAAAGAAGAAACCGCATGTCCTACTCCCTGAGCGTTTCCGGCCACGTGAACGAAGCGGAGACGCCAGAGGCACCCTCAGCCGCCGAGGTCGAGGCGGAGCTGTCCGTCGCGCTTCACGAGCTGCTCAGCCAGCCTAAGTACGGCTGCGGCAGCGCGACGTTCTACGGCCAGCACATCGGCAGCGTCGACCTGCTCGCCGCCGCGAAGCCGGAGAGCAGCGACGGCGACAGCTAACGCCGACCCGCGCGCCCGCGCCGCTTCCCCGGCGCGGGCACGCCCGACCAGCACAACGGAGGATACCGATGAACCGTCACCAGGCGCTCGCGCTGACGCGCCACTGCCGCCTGTCGATCGAGACGATGCACCCCGACTTCGGGCGCAGGCTGCCCGGCGGCCTGACGGCCGTCCTGACCGTGAACAGCGGCTATGAATGAATCGAGGCAGGATTCGGCGGGCCGGTCTGGCACGCGAGCGTTTCGGGCAGCCTCATCAGGTCTGCCCTCGAACGGGAAGCCCTGCGCCAGCTCTCCGGACTGGGGGATGCCTCGCAAGGGGAGTGGCGGGAAATGGGTGATCACGCCTTCCATGTCCGTCGCAGGCTGTCCGCCTCCGAGGAGGCGCACGTCGGCCCCGTGCTCGACATCAGGCGCACCGGTGAGGCAGTCCGGCGCGCTGAGCGCCTCGGCTCCCTGCTTGCTCTCGCCCCTGCCGAAGTCCTCGCCGACGAGCTGGGAGCGGTGACCTGATGGCCGTCATCCGCGCCACCCACACCCCGGACGGCTACCCGCCCGCCGGAGGCGGACCGCAGCCCGTCCGCTACGCCACCAGCGCGCTCTGGCCCGGCATCACCACGGGCCACGACGCCCGCTGCTCGTGCACGTGGGCGAGGTGGCACGGCACCTACCAGGTCAAGTTCCGCGACGCGATGTGCGTCAACCACCCGAGGGGATACCCGTGACACGCATCGACATGACCACCCGCGAGTGGCACGAGCTGGTTAAGCCCGTGCTGCCGCACACGCTGAAGGACAGCGACTTCCCTGAGCTGTCCCACATTCGCATCGAGATCGGCGCACGCGCCCTGTACGCCGTCGCGACCGACCGCTACACGCTCGCGGCCGAGCGGCACGCGCTGACCCGCGCCGACCGGAACAGCCAGACGCCGCCCGTGCATGCCCAGGCGCCCGATATCGCCGCCTCACTCAAGCTGTTCAGCTACAGCAAGGACAACAACCCGGCGCTAACCGTCACCGTCGACACCGTGCTCATCCCGTCCGAGGTCATGGGCCAGGACGGCAGCTACAGCAGCTTGGCTGTCACCATCACCAGCGACACCGGCTCGAAGATGGTCATGCACGACCGCCGCATGAGCCACCGCGACCCCCTCGCCGGCTGGCAGAAAACCATCTCTGCCGCCGTCGAGCGCGCCCAGGGCGGCACGCCGGCCGGCCTTGACGTCAACCCCGATCACCTCGGCCGGTGGGCTGCCGCTGTCCGCGCTGGGGAACGGCTCACCATGTGGACCGGCCCCGAGCGCAAGTCACCCATCCTCGTCACCGTCGACGAGCACTTCGCCGGCGTGTGGATGCCGTACGTCTGGGGCGAAGGCGAGGTGACGCCCCGCGCGCCCTCCGCGCTGCCGTGGAGCGCCGAGCTGTCAGGCATCGACCCGGAGACCGGCGAGAAGCTCGACGGCGATGCCTAGCCTGACCGCCGCCGCGCGCTGCCTGGCCTGCGGGCCGCTGGCGGCAGGCGACCCGGCCGCCGCCGACAGGGCCGCTGAGAAGCATGCGAAGGCCGGGCATGCGACTGCGGTCGTGACGACGTGGGCGGCACCGTGACCTACGCCGATCAGTGCACGCGCGTCTACACCCGCACGGGCAAGCGCGCTCACCTCCTGCCGCCTCTGACGTCGCCGAACACGCACGGCAGCGCGCTGTGCGGCACCGGCCCGGAGTGGTTCGGGACGTGGCGCGGCACGGGATCGCAGACCGAGACCGAGACGGCCGCGTCGCTGCCGCTGTGCCGCTACTGCGAGAAGCACGCCCTCGCTTCGGATGAGGCTGAGGCCAGGTCCCGCGCCAGACGCCGCGAGCGTGAGGTGACGGGGTTATGCCGATCCGGCCCGAGAACCGCGACCGCTACCCGCCCGACTGGGTCGCCATCAGCGCCTGGGTCCGCTTCTCGCGCGCTCTCGGCCGCTGCGAATGCACCGGAGAGTGCGGGCGCGGCACGCACGAGGGCCGCTGTCCCAATCAGCACGGCAAGGCCGCCTACGGCACCGGCAGCAGCGTCGTGCTCACCACCGCCCACCTCGACCACACGCCGGAGAACTGCGACCCGGCCAACCTGAAGGCGATGTGCCAGGGCTGCCATTTGCATTACGACCGCGATCACCACGCGCAGACACGGAAGGCGACCCGCGCCCGCGAGCTGGCCGCCGTGATGACGCCGCTGTGGAACCTGTCCGCCACCTAGAGGAGACAAGGACGACGTGAGTGCGCAAGCCGCAGAAGAGGAGTGATGGCCCGTCCTAACTGGGAGTACATCCGTGTCGACGTGCTGCTGCCCGAGCACCCCAAGATCGACCTGCTCAGCCGCAGCGCGCGGTGGACGCTGATCGAGCTGTGGTGCTACTGCTCCCGCAACCGCACCGACGGCATCGTCACCGGCCAGCGGTGGAAGACGTTCGGCACCCCCGCCGAGCGGCGCCAGATCCTCGACGCGGGCTTCGCGGACCCGATCGCGCTCGGCGGCTACGTGATGCACGACTTCACCGACCACCAGCGGTCGCGCCAGGAGATCGAGGACCGGTCGGCCGAGCGGTCGGAATCCGGCAGGAAGGGGGCGGCGAAACGGTGGCACAAAGACCAGGATCCATAGCTACAGCCATGGCTACAGCGATAGCTCAGCCATGGCGCGAGCTATCGGAGGTGCGATAGCTAACCGATGGCAGAGGCAGAGGCAGAGGCAGTTACGTGGCGCTCCGCGCCTACGTCAGCCCGCCGCCTGACGGCGGGACCGGTGCAAGCAACGATGTGTGAATTTGGATAGCTGAGAAATGCTTTAACAGTAACTGTAGTGGCGCGAACCGGCGAAAAGCGATTTCAGCAGGAGGGAAAACGAATGGCCAAATACACCGGCCTCCGGAAGACTGACGGCGGGGAAATACCAGAGGGCGAACCGTACTTCATACTCCGGGCAAGAGACATACTCGTCATACCGGCAATTGAGACTTACCGGAGTCTCGCTGTCACTGCTCAGCGACCGCCGTCATTCATCGGCGAGATCGACGCGCACATCGAGCGCATCCGGCAGTGGCAGGCCCAGCACGGCACCAAGCTGCCCGACTAGGCGAAGGCGGCGATATGGCACTCGAACACCTCAAATGCTTCCGCTGCGAAAAGCCCGGCCACGTCGCCGCCAACTGCGACGAGCTAATCCCCGCCGCCAGCAAAGCCGAGCACGACGCCCGCATAGCCCTCTACATCCGCCGCTGGACCGAAGGCAAATGGACGGCACGCGAGAAACAGCGCGCCATATCCGAGGAAAACAAGATGGAGTACGGCAAAGACTGCCGCGCCGCACTGACCTAGGAGCAATTCATGAAGGTAGTCACCTACGGCCAGATCGCCTACGAGGCGTACTGCGCCGCCGCCGACGGCAAGTCGCTCGTGTCCGGCGAGCCGCTGCCAGCCTGGGAAGAGCAGGACGAGCGCATCCGCGCCGCGTGGAACGCCGCCGGTACCGCAGTCTCAGATGACGTCATCGGCGACGGGCTTGCGCCAGCGCCAGCGGACCCGTCGTGACCGCGCCCTCACCCGGGCAGGCCGCCTACGCGGCGTACCTGGACACGGTCACTGACGTCCTGCTGCCGCCGTGGGATGAGCTGACCAGCGCCGAGCACCGCGCATGGGAAGCCGCCGCGCAGGCCGCCGACCGGGAGACCACCGCGCACTACGAGGAAGTCATCAGCGGACTGCGCGCCGAGACGCGCGACCTCCGCGACCGCCTGGACAAGCTCGCCGCGAAGCTCGAGCTGTCAGCGGCCCGGACCGAGCCGAGCAGGAAGTCCGACATCGAGCGGCAGACCGCGCGGCGGGTGCGCGACGTCGCGGCGGGGATGGAGGGGCAGTGAGCGCGCCCGGGACTACGCTGTGCGGCCCGAACGCGGATGACCGGTACTGCGCCCTGTACTGGGAACTGAGCGCCGAGCGCGACCGCTACAAGACCGCGCTGGAGCGCCTCTGCGACGAGGACGCCTGGATCCTGGACGAGGGGCTCGGCGGCAACCACCGCGAAGAGCACCACGTCCGCGCGAACCTCGTCCGCCAGGTGCTCGGGCTCGACGTGTGCGGGTGCAGCGAATGCCGGGTCAGCCTCGGACTGGCCGACGACGGCGACGAGCGGGGAGACGAGGACTGATGGCCCGCACCATGACCTACAGCAGCGTTCTCGCCATCGAGGAGTGCTGCAACTGTCACATCACCTTCGCCATGCCGGCAGACCTCCAGAAGCGGTGCACGGAGGCCGGCGCCGGGATGACGTTCTACTGCCCGCTCGGCCACCCCCAGCACTACACCGTCAGCGAGACCGCGCAGCTGAAGGAGAAGCTCGCCCGCGAGCAGGAATGGCGCAGGAACGCCGAGACCCGCGAGCGCGCCGCACGCGACCAGGCAGACGCCGCCGAACGCTCCGCCCGCGCCTACAAGGGCCACCTCACCAGGACCCGCAAGCGGATCGGCAACGGCGTGTGCCCCTGCTGCAACCGCCACTTCGCCAACGTCGAACGGCACATGCGCGGCCAGCACCCCGGCTACGCGGACTCTGACGGGGAGGCGACCTGATGGCCTGCCCGACGTGCGGCAGCCGCCAGCCGTCCATGCACCCGGCCGTCTCCGGCGGCGGCGAGGTCACGCACATCTGCCCCGACGCGTTCCACGATGGCGACCCGGTTACCGAGAAGGCGCGCGCCTTCTTCGCCGAGCGCGCGCCGCCGTCGGGCGCGCTGGTCATGCCGTCGGCGGATGGCTCGGCCGTGAGCAGGCCATGACCGCAGGCGAGTCCCGGCCGCCAGCGCACTACCACCCCGCCAGCGCAGTCCCCATCGAAAACTGGACCATCACCGCAACGGAGGAACATCCCATGCCACTGCTCACCGACGCCAGGGCCACCGTCGAAACGGCCGGCCACGCCATCGAGGCGCTCGCCGCGCACGTCGCCGAGCTCGCCGCCAACCCGCTCGTCGACGCCATCGCCGAAGCCGGCCTCGGCATGGTCCTCACGCCCGGCCAGGTATCGGCCGTCGTCTCGTTCGTCAGCGCGCTCGAAGCCGAGCGGAAGGCGGCCGTGTCCGTCACCCCGACGACGGCCGCAGCCGCCAGCGCGTCCGTCGCAGCCACCATCACCAGCGACCCGCGCACCCGCGGGTGACCGAACTCGCCGACCGGTGCGCTGACCTGGCCCGCTGGCTGCCCGTCGCCGCCGCCCTCACCGCTGAGCCGGACGAGGACGGCACGGCGGGCACCGGCCAGCCCGGCAGCGCGCCGCCATGGAACGCCGCCGCGGCGGCCGCCGCCATGGACGCCCGCGAAGGCGTCCGCCGCCTGGAGGCGTCCATGCGCCGCGACGTCACCGGGCGCACCGGGCGCAGCCGCGGCGGCTCCGACGCCAACACCGTCGCCGCCATCGCCGCCGTCGAACGGCTCGGCCATGGCGTCACCGTGACCGGCGCGGCCATGGCGGCGCGGATCCTGGAACGGCTCACCCGGAAAATCCGCGAGCTTCCCGCCGTCGATGACGCCGAGCCATGGCGGCGCGTCAGCGCGGCCTGCCCGTACTGCGGGTTCGCCATGCTCCGCGTCGCGCCGCGCTCCGGACAGGTCACCTGCCTGCGGTACGGGGCGTGCGCTGATTCTGACGGGCGGCATCCCATGGGGCGGCTTGAAGTGTCCGCGCTGACCGGCGACCCGCAGATCCGGTGGGCGGACGGGCTGACCGCACCATGAGCGGTCCCGAGATGTGCTACGCGAGCAGGCGTAATCGCTTCATGCGCCTCGTGCACATCCATGGTGGCGCAGGCGACCGCCGTGAGCGCGCTCTTTGCGGCGTATGGGCCGGGCGCTTGCCGGTCCCGACCTCGCGCAAGCCGACCTGCTCAGTTTGCCTGCGATGGTGGAATCTCGGCTATCGCACATGGGAGTCGGTTGCGGGAGAAGTGGATTCCCTTACCGGCGAGATAGTCAGGATACCTTCCGGCTGATGGCACCATGGATACGTGCAGACGGCGGTCACGCTCACCCTCGCCGAAGCCGCCATGGTGCTCAGCCCGCCCGTATCAGAGCAGCAGCTCCGCGCCATGGTGACCGCGCTGCGCTGGCAGCCGTGCGGGCACCGGCACACCGGCCGCGCCGGACGGCCCGCACCCGCGTACAGCGCGAAACGGCTGCTCGAACTCCACGCCGCCATGGTTCCGTTCCTCGCCATTACCGATGCATAATGGGCGCGAGACCTCATGCCCTGAAACGGTGCACCGAGGTCTCGCGCGTACCATCCCGGAGGCAACCGTGCCGCGCTGGCTGATCCTGCTCACCGCCGTCCTGGTCGTGCTCGCCATCGCCATCCTGTTCGCCGAGCACGTCCACGTCGGCGTGCACTGACCGTGGTGCGCACCCGCCGCGACATGCAGCGGTGGGCGCGCAAGGGCACGACGGAGCAGCGCGGCTACGGCACCGCGCACCGCGCCGAGCGCGACCGGCGCCTCGCCCGCTGGAAACCCGGCGACCCGTGCGCCCGCTGCGGCCGGCCGATGTACGGCCCTCCGGCGCTGATCGACCTCGGCCACACCGCCGACCGGACGGCGTACACCGGGCTGGAGCACCGGTCCTGCAACCGGGGCGAAGGCGCACGGCGCGGCAACCGGATGCGCAGACGGACCAGGGCGTGGCCAGCGGCCCGGCAGTGGTGACCGGCAGTGACCGCGAGCGCGGCGGCTCGGCTGCGCCAGTACCGGCGTGCATCTGACACACGATGATCAAGTCATCACGCAAGCCTGTGACCTGCGGAAATCGAATCGCCGTCCGGAAACGGACATTTCTCCCGACTCCGCAGCCGTTTGCATATAAACGCAACTTGCCGTTACGTAACGGAGGGTGATTTTTGGCCGATTCAGCGGCCCTCCGCATGCGCAGGTCGCGCGCGCACAAGGCCGGTGACCATTCGCTGTGCAGGCGCTGTCCGGGCGCTCCTGCCGAGAGAGGCCCGGCGCGCGCGGTCATGCTGCTGCCGCCCGTTCCCGCCGCGGCCGGCCTTGATGCGCCGGCGGAAATGCGGGCCCTGGCCGCGCGGCTGGCCGCAGCGCACGAGGGAGAGCCGTCGAACGCGCTCGTGGCCCGCGAGCTGCGCATGACGCTGCGGGAGCTGATCGGCATTGAGGGCAGTGGCGGCGCGTTCGATGATCTCGCAGCGGAGTACGGCCCGGCCTAGGTTCGCCACTGCGGCGACACCGGGACGGCCGCACATGGCCGGGGGCATCGGCCGCACGGCGGTGCGCCTGGGCTTCCGGACAATCCTGGGGCCCGGCCTGATGCCGTGGCAGCATGAGGCGAACGCCGTCACGACGGAGACGGAGGACGGCCGGTTCGTCTTCCGCGAGGTCATCATCGAGATCATGCGGCAGCAGGGCAAGACGGTCGATCTCCTGTCGATGATGATCGACCGGGGACTGCGGCGCCCGGGGACGCAGATCAGCTATACGGCGCAGACGCGGCTGGACGCGCGGCACAGGCTGATCGACTCGTGGTGGCCCCGGATCCAGCGCAGTCCCCTGCGGCGGTATATCGATGTGCGCAAGGGCTCGGGCTCCGAGGCGCTGCTGTTCCGGAACGGTTCCATGCTCAGCCTCGTGTCCGGGACGGAGACGTCCGGCCACGGTGACTCGCTTGACCTCGGCGTGATCGACGAGGCGTGGGCGCAGGAAGATGACCACATCGAGCAGGCGATGCGCCCGGCGATGATGACGCGGGACGCGCAGCTGTGGGTGGTGTCGGCGGCGGGCACGGAGAAGAGCACGTACTTCAGGGACAAGGTCGGCGCCGGACGCGCCCGCGCCGAGCTGGGCGTCACTGACACTTCCTGCTACATCGGCTACAGCTTCGCCGACGACGAGGATCCTGCGGATCCGGAGACGTGGCGGCGCCGCATGCCGGCGCTGGGGATCACGGTTACCGAGGACACTGTGCGGTCGGACTTTGAGACGATGAAGCTGGCCGAGTTCCGCCGCGCGTACGGCTGCCAGTGGCCGGAGGTGGCCAAGCCGGGCTGGGGTGTCATCGGCGAGGACACGTGGGGTGCGGCTGCCGTGCAGGGAGGCAGGCTGTGAGCGGCGAGGTCGCCTTCGGGTGCGCTATCAGCGAGGACCGCAGGCACGGCTCGATCGTGGCGGCCGGGCGCGACGGCGCGGGGAAGATCCTGGTAGACCTGGCGCCGTTCTACGATCATCCGCGGCTGCTGGTGGCCCGCATGACCGCGCTGTACGCGAAGCATGATCCGGTCGCCGTGGTGGTGAACGCGAAGGCGCAGTCGGGGACGCTGATCGAGCCGCTGAAGAACGCGGGGATCATCGTCCTGCAGCCGTCGGCGGAGGATATGGCGGTTGCGCACGGGGAGTTCCTGGACCTGGTGAACGACGGCGGTCTCGCGCACCTGGACCAGAAGCCGCTGACGGACGCGGTCCGGGCGGGGCAGCAGCGCCCGCTGGCGGGCGCGAAGGCGTGGGATCCGCATGTGGTGGTGGATCAGTCGCCGCTGGTGGCTGCTACCGGGGCGGTATGGGCGTTCCTGCGCTGGGAGGAACTGGCGCAGCCGGGCGTCTGGGCTATGTGACTGTCCTGTGCGAGATGTGCCGTGACCTGCGGCTAAGCGATTCCTGACCCGATTCTGTCCAGTGAGGTGTCCGTGCGCTTGTCCGTCATCCTGCTGTGCTGCGCCCTGGCCGGCATCCTGGGCGGCGGCGCGCTGATCGGCGTCCCGGCGCTGGGCGGCTGCCTGATCTTCGACAGCCTCGCGGTGGGCGCGTGGGCGCTGCTGCGCGATGACGGCCAGCGGTCCGCGCCGTCGGTGCATGAGGTGCCGACGCTGGCGCAGGTGCTGGAACGGGCGCGGGCATCGTGAGTCAGTGGATCGACGTGGGCTCCGGTCACCGGGTGCAGCTCCTCGACGGCGGCGGCGTGCTCTGGGAGCACGACACGCCGCCCGGCTACGCCAACGGTATCTACTCGATCCGGCGGCACGAGGTCTCCCCGAACGAGGGCGCGACATGGATGGTGGAACAGCGTGAGCCGCTGACGCTTTCCCCGTCGCTGCACTGCGACCCGGCTATCGGCGGCTGCGGCGCACACGGGTTCATCCGCGACGGGCGCTGGACGTGAGGCTCCTTGACCGGCTGATCCGCCGTGACGGCTACTGGGAGGGCACGGCGTCCGGCGCTGCGGTCCTGACGACCTCCTACGCGTCGGGGGACCGCGAGGCGGTCATGCCGCAGATGACGGCGTGGGCGCAGTCCGCGCACGGGAACAACTCGGTTGTCTTCAGCGCGATGCTGGTGCGGCTGGCGCTGTTCTGCGAGGCGAGGTTCACTTACCAGGCCAAGGACGACAGGCACCTGTTCGGCAACACGTCGCTGGCCAAGCTGGAGCAGCCGTTCGGCCCCGGCACGACGACGGGCCACCTGCTGGCCCGCATGGAGCAGGACAGCGGCCTTACGGGCAACTCCTACACGTGGGACGCGCCGGGCCAGGACCGGCTGGTGCGGCTGCGGCCGGACTGGACGACGATCGTCTCCGAGCTGGTGCAGGTCGACGGCGGCGGCCAGTACCGGCGCAAGATCGGCTACTGGGTTGAACCGCCCAGGACGGTCACAGATCAGGGCGGCGGCCAGTGGTACCCGGCTGACGAGGTGGTGCACTGGGCGCCGATCCCGGACCCGGCGGCGGAGTTCCGGGGGATGAGCTGGCTGACGCCGGTCTACCGGGACGTCCTCGGCGACGACGGCCTGTCCCAGTACAAGATCAGGTACCTGGAGAACAGCGCCAGCCCCAACCTGCTGATCCGGTACGCGCAGAAGCTTTCGCCGGGGACGGTCGACAGCGTGCGGGAGCGGATGCACGCCCGCTACGGCGGCGTCTCCAACGCGTTCAAGACGCTGGTCCTGGACCAGGGCGCCGACGTGACGGTGATCGGCAACAGCCTGGCGCAGATGGACTTCTCCGGCGTGTCCGCGGTGGGCACGGAACGGATCCTGGCCGCCGCGGGCGTTCCGGGCGTGCTGGTTGGCCTGGAGCCGCTGCGCGGCGCGGGCCGCGGCTTCCAGGAGTCGATGACCAAGTTCGAGAACCTGTGGGCGAGGCCGCAGTGGCGGTCGGCGTGCGGGGCGCTGGAGCAGCTGGCGGACGTCCCGGCGGGGAACCGGCTGTGGTTCGACACCTCGGACATCGCGGCGCTGCAGGACTCCGAGACGGCGCGGGCTCAGGCGGCGCTGGTGCGCGCCCAGGCGCTGCTGGCGCTGGCGCAGGCCGGCTACACGCATGATTCGGCTGTCGCGGCGGTGGAGTCGGGAGACCTGTCCAAGCTCCAGTCCGGGGGCACGGGGACGCCGGGGCAGTCGCAGCCGGTTCAGCACCTGCTGCCGCAGACTGCGCCGGGCGTGAGCGCCGATCCGCTGCCGCCGTCGATGCCGCGGCTGCCGGTCGGCTCGACGTCGCCCGGTGACGGCGGGAACGGGACGCGGCCGACGCCGCGGCCCTCGAGCGCGCGGCGTGCGCTGGAACCGGCGGGAAACGGAGCTGATCATGCCTAAGGACGCCACGGTTGAGGTTCGCGTGGCCGACCTGCCGCAGATGCAGCAGTTCATCGGCGCTGTCGCTGACCTGATCAGGATGCTCGCCGCGTGCCGGGATCTCCCGGATCCGGTGATGACGGCAGCAGACCAGGTCCGGCGTGCCGTTGCGGCGCTAGGCGGCAAGGACATCGGCGCACCTCCGGCTTCCGATGAGGACCGCATCCGGGCCGCGATGCACATCGCGCGTGAACACCCCGGCCGGATGGTGACGGTCGATCCGGATGCCTGAGTCCCGGTCGGCGCAGTGGGCGGCGGCGTGGGCCGCCGGAGCGCGGCGGTTCAACCCGAACCACCTGCCGGCAGGCAAGGGCGGCGGCGAGTTCACGTCAGCCGGGAGCGGCGGCGGCGGGGGCAGCGGCGCGGGCGCCAAGGGCGGCGGCAGCAAGGCACCCGCGCACTCGCACGCGGCGCACGCGGCGCACCTGGCGCACATGGCGGTGCTGGCGCGCAAGAGGACGCTGCACGCGAGGGCGCAGGCTGACCGGGCGCAGGCGAGGAAGCTCCAGGCCGAGCTGCACGCCCTGCAGCAGCAGGAGCGGGCGGCGCTGGCGGCGGCGAAGAAGTCGGCGGCGGCGGCGAAGCCGGGCCACGCGAAGCACGCCGCGGCGGCGAGGAAAGCCGCGGCGCACCGCAAGGCGGCGGCGTCGCATCACGCGAGCCTGAAGCAGCGGATCAGCGCCCTGCAGAACCAGATCCACGGCCTGCTGACGCAGGCAGCGCAGCTGGATGCGCAGGCTGCGGCGATCTGACGGCAATGGAAAAGAAAACGACCGGGAGGTCATCGGTGACTGTGACGCAGCGCGCGGAGATGACCTCCGCGAGCATCAACGACCTGCCCGACGACGATTTCGCCTACATCGAGCCGGGCGGCACCAAGGACGGCTCAGGCAGGACGGTCCCGCGGTCGAACCGGCACTTCCCGGTCCACGACGCCCCGCATGTCCGCGACGCGCTGTCCCGCGCCCCGCAGTCCCCGTTCGGCGACAAGGCGATGCCGAAGATCAGGGCCGCGGCGAAGAAACTGGGAGTCGACGTCAGCAACGACAGCGGATCGAGGTCCCTGTTCGACCGGTCCGACTTCCTGCGCATGTACCCGCTGGAGGACATCACCATCCTGCGCTCCGCTGACGGCGGCAACGGCAGGATCGTCGAGGCCTACGCCGCGGTGTTCGGCCAGGAGGCGGAGATCCAGGATCACGAGGGCCACTACACCGAGGTCATCGACCCCGCCGCGTTCGATACGGCTATCGAGTTCGCCGGCCGGAACAAGGGCGGCCTGCCCGCGAACGTGAAGGTTCTCTACAACCACGGGATGACCGTGCAGGGCACCCCGTCCGAGCGCGGCTCGATGCCGATCGGCGTGCCGCTGGCGATCCGGGCCGAGGCCCGCGGCCTGCTGACCCGCACCGAGTACAACGCCAACGCGCTGGCCGAGGAAGTGCTCGAGAACATCCGCTCCGGCGCGATCACCGCCCAGTCGTTCACCGGCCGCATCATCCGCTCCGACCCGCAGCTGCGCCGCGGCGACCGGCACCGGCCCGACAGCGCGGGGAACCTGCGCACCGTCCGGCGCACGAAGCTGGGCCTGCGCGAGTACGGCCCTGTCCTGTGGCCCGCGTACTCGGGCGCCGAGATCCTCGGCGTCCGCATGTCCACTCCCGGCTCCTGGAGCCCGGACCCGGACGACGGAGAGCAAGACCCCGGCACTCCCCCCGATGAGGGACCCGCCACCGGCGGCGACCCGCTCGCGGCAGGCGAGCACTCGGCCCGGTATCACCAGCACGCGCTGTACCGCCTGCGGTCGCAGGAACTCCGGGAGAGCGCCGGGCTGGCCTGGTAACCAGACCGGAAGGACCGTGGCGATGGCCACACTGCAGGAAATCCTCGACGAGCAGGCGAGGATCAAGAACGAGCTCCAGCGGATGGAGAACGACGACGACACCACCGAGGAGGGCGACGGCAACCTGCGGGACACGCTGGTTGAGCGCTGGCAGTTCCTCGACGGGCAGGCCAAGCCGCTGATCGAGCGGATGGAGAAGATCCGCGGCATCACCCGCGCGGCCGGGAACCCGGAGAACCTGGAGCGGCCGGACGGCAGCCAGCCGGGCGCCCGGTACGGCACGCCGGACCTGGTGATCCGGAGCAACCGGGATCCGTACGACAGCAACGAGGCGGTCCGCGCCAACGTCGTCACCCGCAGCGAGGTACGCGAGCGGGCGCTCGACGCGATCGAGCTTGAGGTCAAGCGCGGCAACCTGGCCGCCGACTGCGCGGAGACCGCGACGCGGATGACGCAGGACCAGTTCTACGGCCAGTCCAACATCGCCAAGCACATCCTGATGACGGGCTCGCCGGAGTACCAGGAGGCGTTCAGCGCCTACCTGGAGGACCCGGAGGGGAACGCGCAGCGGACCGCGCTGTCGCTGACCCTGGGCAACGGCGGGTACCTGCTGCCGTTCGTCCTGGACCCGACGATCATCCTGACGAACTCTGCCTCCGCGAACCCGTGGCGGCGCATCTCCAACGTCAAGCAGACCACGAGCAACACGTGGAACGGCGTGAACTCCGCGGGCGTCACCGCCGCGTGGCTCTCCGAGGGCACCGCGGTCACCGACGGGTCGCCGGGGCTGGGGAACATCGTCGTCACTCCCGGCAAGGCCGCCGCGTGGGTGTTCGGCAGCTACGAAGTGCTCGAGGACACCGACTTCGGGCAGCAGCTTCCCCGGCTGCTCGCCGACGCGAAGGACCGCCTCGAGGAGGCGGCGTTCGCGACCGGCAGCGGCACCGGGCAGCCCAAGGGCGTCGTCTCGGCCGCGACCACCGTTGTCACGACCGGCACGACGCTGGTCATCGCCCTCGCCGACGTGTACGCGACCCAGGCGGCGCTGCCGCCGAGGTTCCGCAACGCGCCCGGCGCGGCGTGGGTGGCGAACGTCTCGATCATCAACAAGTTCCGGCAGCTCGACACCGCTGGCGGTGCGAGTTTTTGGACGAACCTCGGCAAGGGGCAGCCGGAGACGCTGCTCGGCGCCCCGATCTACGAGTCGACCACGATGGTCTCGGCCCTGACTTCGGGCAACCTGCTCGCCATCTTCGGCGACTTCGGTCAGTACATCATCGTCGACCGTGTCGGGGTCTCCATGATTTACGAGCCCCTGGTCAAGGACCCGACGACCACGCTGCCGAGCGGCCAGGCCGGATGGTTCATGTTCTGGCGGGTAGGCGGCCAGCTCTCGACCGTGAACGGCTTCAGGGTCATGAAGGGCGCCTGACCCGCGGTTACCGGTTTTCATTGGCACCGGGAGGTGCCCGGTTTCTCATGCCGGGCGCCTCCCGGTTACGGGAGGTGGTTATCATCGCTGCGAACTACGCGACGGTGCAGTACTGCTATCAGACGGCCGGCGGGGCGCAGGAGTTCGTCCCGGCCGGAGCGACCCGTGATTCGGTGACGGACGCGACGATGATCGCGCAGTTCCCGACGAACTGGACGACTACGGCGCCGACGGCGGCGACTGTCGGCCAGTCCCTGTTCAACTGGCTGGCCGCTTACCCGAGGGGAACGGTGAGCTGATGGCTGTCATGCATCAGGCGCAGGACGCGTTCGTCGCCGAGGTCGACGGCGTGCCGTTCTCGGTGGCGAAGGGCGATGTGCTGCCCGCCGCTCATCCGCTGGTGAAGCTGGACAAGGGCCGCGGGCGGCTGTGGAAGCCGCTGGACACCGGCGACGACCCGAAGCCGGCGAAGGCCGCGGCCGCGGCTAAGGCCGGCGAGGGCTAGATGCCGACGTCGCCGGGCTGGAAGGTCTGGGAGCAGGTCACGCCGGTGACGGTGGCGCTCTCGCCGCTGGTCTCGCCGTGGTTCGACACGTCCGGCTACACGAACCTGCTGGTCTCCTACGTGTTCACGAACTCGACGGGCACCACGACGCTGACGGTCGAGGGCAGTTTCGACGGGAGCACGCTGGAGTCCGACATCACTTACGCGGCGGTGGCCGCGACCCCGGCGACGGTGCAGGTCCTGACGCCGTTCGTCCGGTTCCGGATCGTGCAGGCGACCGCGGATGCGACGCGGACGAAGGCACTGGCGCAGGCGAGGGCGTAATGGGCGACACATGATGGGCGGCGATGACTGATGGCTGACGTTCACGGTTCGCCCGGCGGCGGGCAGCAGATGCCGCAGGCGGCGAACTCAGGTTCCGCGCCGGTCCCGTACGCCGGGCCGGACCTGTCACCCGAGCCGCCGCAGTACGCGGTGGACCTGGGCGCGGACGCGGGCGGCGCGACGTCGATGGTGATGGGCGGCGTCACGGACCTGGGCACCACGGAGTTGGCGGCCGCGCATGACGTCAGTGCCGGACTGGCCGATGCCCCGTACTATCCGGGTGACATCTCGCCGATCTACACCGGCGGCGACAGTGATGCCGGGGGACGTGACAGCGTGGCCGGGACGGTGGCGGCGTCCATCGCGGCCTCGACGGCCCGGTGGCAGGAACTCCAGTCCGACACCTTCAGCCAGGGCAGCACGGTCGGCGACCTGATCAGCCTGCCGGCGAATACCCTCGACCCGGCTGTCGGCGTGACGGGCACCGCGGGCGCGTACTACGACCCGCCGCGGGACTACTGACCGTTGCGCAGGCTGGCGATCGCGGCCGCCGCCGCGGCCGGCGCCGCGTGGTTCTGGTGGCATCCGATCGAGCACTGGATCGCGTACGCGACCGGCAGCTACAACACGCCGGGCACGCCGCATAACTACAACTTCAACTCCGGTTTCGGCTCCGTCATCCTGCCGCCGGTGATCACGGTCGCCGGTGCCGGGGTGCTGATGTGGTGGCATCACCAGTGCCACGTCAGCGGCTGCTGGTGGTACGCGCGGCGGCAGACGGCGGCCGGTGACCGGGCGTGCTGGCGGCACAATCCCGGCAGGCGGCTGACGGCGGATGAGCTGCGGCGCCGTCATCATCTCTACCTCGGCAGCAAGCCCGGACGCGGATAGGAGAACCAGTGTCCAACCCTGAGTACCAGGGGGTTTCCCCGCAGGGGACCCCGCCGCCGGTCACCCCGGCGGACTCGCCGTCCGACCCGTCCGGCTACGCGTCCGTCACCCCGGCGGGGACGGGCCCCGCGCCGTACAGCATCACCGCGCCGCTGGACGACCTCGGCGCGATGACGGACGCGGCGGGCGCGCTGGCGGGCGCCGGGATCGTCTACCCGGCGGGCCCGCGCCAGGCTGCCACGGCCGAGCTGATGAACTCGCCGCAGGGCTTCAGCGCCGGGGGCGGGACGTCGGGGTGGGATATCACCCCCGGCTATTCCGGCGACGGCGCCAGCCCGCGCGGCGGGTGGCCGGACAACCCGCAGCCGTCGATCCTGGAGACCCCGGACCAGGGGCACGGCAGCAACGAGGCGAACACGGGCACCGACTGAGCATGCCTGACGCGGTGATCGGCTACCTGCACCCCGGCAGCGTCCGCGCCGAGTTCTGCGCGTCGCTGCTGGGCGTGTGCATGGAGGGCCGGACGCGGATCCGGACGGTGATCGCGCTGGAGTCGGGGCCGAACCTGTCAACGGGCCGGAACCTGATGGTGCGGGATTTCCTCGAGGACGGCCTGGCGCCGTGGCTGCTCATGTGCGACACCGACATGTGGTTCGGCGCCGACACGGCAGACCGGCTGATCGCGGCCGCCGACCCGGCCGAGCGGCCCGTCGTCGGCGCCCTGTGCTGGTCGCTGGACAAGGGCGAGCGGTTCCCGACGATGTACGAGCTGACCGAGCCGGAGCCGGGCCGGGTCGCGTTCGCCCGCTACAGGCAGTGGCCGGAGGACGCGTGCGTCCCGGTCGCGGCGACCGGCGCGGCGTGCCTGCTGATGCACCGTGACGCGCTGGAGAAGGTCGCCGCCTCCGCCGGGGACCTGGCCGCGCCGTGGTTCCGGGAGACGGCCATCGGGCCGATGGCGCTGATGGGCGAGGACATGACGTTCTGCCTGCGCCTCCAGGCGGCGGGGATACCGGTGCACGTCCATACGGGCGTGAAGGCCGGGCACATGAAGACGACGATGCTGATCTAGGAATTCGGTGACCCAGTACCGGCTGTTCCCGTCCTCTAACGGCCCCGCGTCAGGCACTCCTACCGGCGCGACCCCGTTCCAGGCGGGTGTCATCTTCCAGGTCACCGCCAACGGCCTGTGGCTGAACGGCATCTACTACTGGTGCGCCGCGTCGGGCCAGTCGACGGGCGCTATCACCTGCGCCCTGTGGCAGCCGGTTGACGCGACGACGTTCGTCCTGGTGCCGGGCACCTCGGCCGGGCTGGCCGGCCTGACGGCAGGCGCGTGGAATTTCATCCCGTTCCCGGCGCCGGTCGGCCTGTCCGCCAAGGTCCCCTACACCGCCGTTGTCGCCTACGCGTCCACCACGTCGTTCGCGTTCACCGGCAGCCAGTTCGGCTCCGGCCAGCCGTTCAGCGCGGGCATCACGAACGGCCCGCTGTTCGCCTTCTCGGATGCGGGGGGCAGCACCCCGGCGCCCGACTCGCAGCCGCAGGGCCTGTTCGGTACCGGTGCCGCGTCGGGCGGCAACGCGAACGCCAACTATCCAGGCGCAGGGTCGAGCGGGAGCGCCAACTTCCACGTCGACGTGCTCGTCGACAGCTCGCCACCCGGCGGCGCGGCCGCCTACCAGCTGTGGCCCGGCCAGCCGCGTCCGGTCAACTCCGTGATCGACGACACGACAGCGCTGGGAGGCGTCGTCACCGTGGCGACCGAGTTCAAGCTGGGCCAGCTGTGCGCGCTGAGCCAGATTCTCGTCTACTCGCCCGCAGGCGCCACGAGCCTCCCCTCCAAGTGCGCCATCTACAGCGTGAACACGCAGGCGCAGGTCGCCGGAACGCTGCAGTCATCCCCGGCATGGAAGAACGCGTCCGGGGGGGCGGCATCGCCGGCCGACGGCTGGATCTCGGCCAGCTATGCGGGCGTCACTCTCCCGGCAGGCGACTACAAATGCGCCGCGGCCGGGACCGCGGGGAAGTTCAACGCGACCACCGGCCCGGACTACTGGCAGGGTGCCGGACCCGGCGCGAACGGCATCGCCAACGGTCCGCTCAGCGCGCCGAACGGCGCCACCGCGGCCAGTCCCGGCCAGTCGACGTACAACGGCGGGGGTGCCGATATCGCCTATCCGCTGACGATCCAGGCGGCATCGGCGTACACGTACTGGGTTGACGTCCTGGTGCAGGCCATCGCGCTGCCTTACGTGTCCCGGGTCGCATGCCAGGCCGTCCAGCGGTCCGCTTACTACTGACAGGAGCACCCCGTGGCCGCCAAGACTTACCTCGTCATGAACAGCCCGATGGTGACCGCGGCGGCGCCGGTGAAGGTGGCGACGGGCACGAGCATCAAGACGATGCTGCAGGTCGCGCCGAACCAGTCGGTCCGCGTGGTCGAGTGGGGATGCTCGTTCGACGCGAGCGTCGCGGCAACTCCCGGCGAGGTCGAGCTGCTGGAGACGGGGACGGTGTTCGCGACCGTGACTGCGCTCGCCGCGGCTGACGTCCAGCCGCACAACGACCCGAACGCCGACGTGAACACGGCAGGCTCGACCGGGCGCCCGCTCGGGCTGGGGACGGCGCTGTCGGGCTATACGGCATCAGCCGAGGGCAGCATCACGACGACGCGGATGCTTGACCCTCAGCAGGTCGATCCCGTGTACCAGTACGTGAAGCAGTTCCCGCTCGGGCGCGAGCCGGAGGTCCCGGCCGGTCACTGCCTCCGGGTGCGCATGACGTTCGCGGCGTCGGTGAACGCCTACTGCTACGTGATCTTCGAGGCGTGATGGCGCGTCCCGGCCGTTCCCGTCCTGCTGCCGCCTACCTGATCCTGCAGCGCCTGGCACCCATGCCGCCTACTGTCCCCGGCACGCTTACCAGCGCCACGGCGGCACTGGGCACCCTGACGGCGACGTCGGGGACAGGCGCCTGACGGCGTCGTGAAGAAGCCCGCGAAGCTCGTGATTCCCGGCCGCCCGATCATCTCCGGGGGGCGCGGCGTCCCGATGCACGCGGGGAAGCCCGTGCCGAAGAAGCCCGTGCCGAAGAAGGTGGCGCCGAAGATCAAGGCGGCGCGCCACTCGGCGGCGGTGAAGGCTGCGAAGACGCGGGCGGCGAACGCGAAGAAGGCGAAGCATCACACGGTGCGCAAGCTGGCGCTCGGCGAAGGTGTCGCGTGCTGCTCGGCGGAGGCGCTGGCGGCGTCGCTGCGCCTGCTCGGCGCGGTCGTGACCGACGAGGACGTGCTGGCGCTCTACTGGCGCACGGCCAGCGACGAGGACGCGGGAGCGTCGATCCTGGCGACGCTAGACGCTGCCGCTCGGTTCGGGCTGGCGGGATGCCGCCCCGTCTTCGAGGAGGTGATGCCCCCTGATTGCCTACGGCCAATTCTGCTTCAGCTGCAAGAACCCGACATGTCAGCACGGGTTAGCCGGGCCGGGCTCGTCTTCGGCCTGGACGTGCCCGGCCCGCACGCGGTGCTGGCCACCCCTGACGGCTGGTGGTCGTGGGGCGAGCTGTACGAGCCGTGGACTGATGACATCGGCGAAGCGTGGGAGGTGACGTGGCCAGGTACCCGCTAGGGCAGCCCATCCGCGTCAGCACGACCATCCGCGACTTCACCGGTACCCTGGTCAACCCGGCGTCGCTGACGCTGCTGGTGAAGGTCGCGCAGGCCGACGGCACGCAGCTCACCGCCGGCACCTACGCGAGCCCGGTCAACGACTCCACCGGCGCCTACCACCAGGACATCCCGGTCACCGACCTGGCAGCCACGGGCCACTACCAGTACACGTGGACGGCAACCGGCACCGGCGCGGGCGTCTCGTTCGGCGACTTCGACGTGTTCGACCCGTTCGAGATCGCGGTGCTGCCGCTGCAGGACGCGAAGGATGCACTGAACATCCCGCAGGATAAGACCGCCAGCGACAGCGAGATCCAGCAGTACATCGCGACGATCCAGGCGTGCATGGAGCGGATGACCGGTGGCCCGCTGGTCAACCGCAGCGTCACCGAGCGGGCCGAGCTGCTCGACCGCCAGACGGTGCTGCTCGTCCGCCAGCGCCCGCTCGTGTCGGTGACGTCGATCGTCTCGGTCGCGTCCGGGCTGCCGCTCGACATCAGCGCCGGGCTCGACATCGACGCGAACGCGGGGACGATCCGCCGCAAGCTCGGCTACCCGTTCTACGGCCCGTTCTTCGTCTGGCTGCCCGCGATGAGCATCACGTACGTGGCCGGGTGGGGGACGTCGGTTCCGGCGGCGTTCAACACGGCTGCGCGGATCATCCTGCAGAACCTGTGGGAGACCCAGCACGGGCCGTCGGCGCGGCCGTCGATGGGCGCGAACTCGGACATGGTGACGATGCCGGGGTGGGGGTTCGCGATCCCGAACCAGGCCGCCGAGCTACTGGAGGGCTCGCAGGGCGGGATGCCGTTCGTGAGCGAGGTCTACGTGTGAAGATCTTCTATGACGCCGAGTTCCTTGAGGACGGCCGCACCGTCGACCTGATCTCGATCGGGATGGTCGCCGAGGATGGCCGCGAATATTACGCGGTCAGCCGGGACGCATCAAAGCGCCGGTTGCGCCGGCGCATCCGCAGGCACCCGTGGCTGATGGCAAACGTCGTCCCGTCGCTGCCGAAAGCTCACGGCGACTGGAATCTGTACATGCCACGGCGCTGGCTGTTCAACTATTCCGACCCTTGCGTCAAGCCGCGCCACCTGATCGCCCGCGAGGTCCGGGATTTCATCCTCGCCACGCCGGAAGCGCAACTGTGGGCCTGGTATGGCGCATATGACCACGTGGCCCTCTGTCAGCTCTGGGGCCGCATGATCGACCTGCCGGAGGGTGTCCCGATGTGGACGAATGACCTTAAGCAGGAATGCGTCCGGCTCGGCAACCCGAAGATTCCCCGGCAGGCAAGCGGCGAGCACAATGCGCTCGAGGACGCGCGGCACAACCGGGCCATCGCCGAGTTTCTCAAGGCGTACGTCTAGTGACGGTCACCTCGCGCCTGCCGGCGCTGATCGACTACCTCGTCGCCCTGTTCACGGCCGCGCCCACCCTGGGCGCGGCAGCCGCGCCCGCCACCGTCACGGTCTTCGACGGCCCGGCGACAACGGAACTCGACCCTCTCCTGGCGCTGTACGTCGGCCTGTCCGACCCGGACAACCCGGCGGCGGAGACGGCGGGGAACACCGTCCAGTCGTGGGCTGCCCTCGGGCGCCTGGGGCGGAATGAGACGTCCACGATCCACTGCTGCGCGCAGGCGTGGGCCGGGACCGACGACATGAAGACGGTCCGCGTGCAGGCGACAGGCATCGTCGCGGCGGTCGAGGTGCTCATGCAGTCCGACACCACGCAGTTCGGCGGCAACGTCCTGTTCCCGCAGCCGGGCCTGTCGGTGACTTCACTGGCGCAGAACAACACGGACAGGGGCGCTATCGCGCGGGTGGCGTTCGACCTGATCTTCCAGTCCAGGATCGGCGGATAGCCGCGTCGCCGCCGCTGATCAGGCGCACGATCTCGGCCCGGCGTTCCCGGTTACGGCGAGGCCGCCACCACTCCCGGATGACCAGGTAAGCCAGTTCGCCGACGCGCCTCGTGCGCTCCCGGTCCTCCTCGCGGCGCTGTTGCGCTGTCGTCATATCCGCACCGTACGCCCAGGAAGGCGCCATGTCGAAGGTCAAGAACATCAGCGGCGGCCCGCTGGACGTGCCGCTCCTCGGCCGGTCCGTCGAGGCGGACGAGGTCGCCGAGGTCCCCGACTTCCAGCCCGCGCACAGCGACGAGAACCCGCTGCCGATCACGTGGCCGCCGGACAAGTGGGAGTACGTCAGCGAGCACGGACCGGAACTCACCGGATTCCACGGCGGCGAGCAGGTCGTCAGCGACACTGAAGGGATGTAATCGGTGCCCACCTACGCATCCGGCCTGTCCGGCCAGGTCGGCGCCGTCGCCGAGTCGACGTACGGCACGCCGGTCACCGTCACCCACTTCTACGAGTTCCTTAGCGAAACCCTCACGTTCGTGCCCGGGTGGCTCGACGGCATGGGCCTGAAGGCCGGGCAGGCGTACAACCGGGCCAGCCGCACCGTGCAGAGCCAGTTCAACGCGACCGGCGACATCGTGATGGAGCACACCTCCGGCGAGGCCGCGAACGCCGTCGCCGACAGCATGGGCTTCTGGTGGAAGTGGGCGCTCGGCTCGGCGCTGACCACGCCGACGGTGATCACGGGGACCGCGTACAAGCAGGTGCACACCAACGGCTCGAAGGCCGGCCAGTTCCTGACCGTCCAGGTCGGCCGCCCGCAGATCTCCGGGGTGACCGTCCAGCCGTTCACCTACACCGGCCTGAAGGTCACCGACTGGGAGTTCTCCTGCAACGACAACCAGATCGCGCAGCTCAAGGTCACCTGCGACGCCCAGAACGAGCTCACCTCGACGGGCCTGGCCGCCGCGTCCTACCCGACGCCGAACGGGCTGTTCTCCTTCGCCAACGCCAGCGTCATGACGCTCGGCGGCACCGTGTCGACCACGTCAGGCGAGACGTCCATCTCGGGCGGCAGCGCGCTCGGGTCGCGCGTCAACGGCATCACGCTCACGGGCACGACGCCGATGAAGAACAACCGGTACGGCCTGGGCAACAGCGGATTGAAAGCGGAACCGATCGAGAACGCGATCCCGGTGATCACCGGCACGCTGTCGACGGAGTTCTTCAGCCGGACCGAGCTGTACGACGTGTTCAAGGGCGCGACGACGACGGCGCTGCAGATCGACTTCACCAAGTTCGACCCGGCAGGCAACGACGCCAACGGCGCCGCCGCCGGGGCGAACCCGTACCGGCTGTCGATAATCCTCCCCGCAGTCAAGTTCAAGACCGCGGCCGTCAACGTGGGGGGACCGGATGTTGTCCCCCAGTCGGTCGGCTTCCAGGCCTACGACGACGGCAGCGGATCGAATCCTGTGATCCAAGTCAAACTTGTATCGAAAGAGTCGTCAGCGATCTGAGCTGTTCATCCTCGCCGCCGCTTCCCGCTGCACCTGAAGCCGCCGCTGCTCGCGCCGGATCCGCGTCTCCTGCGACGCCGGGACGGCCGCCATGATCAGCAGCCCGAGGGGGCCGAGCAGCAGCCCGGCGAAGA